TAACATTGATTTTCTTTTTGTGAATCTCAAATTCCTCTTCACGTCTATCCATGTATGTTGTGTGTGGTTCCTTTTTATCGAACCAAAACATTCTAGACCCACAACACGCATCTAGTATTCTGATATCTTTCATCTCTTCACCTGAATCACATAAAAATTCCCAAACGATCTAAGTGCTTTGCCCACCTGCATTGCGACTGCACGAGAAACGAACCGAATCGCTCCCCTCTCTTCTGAAAATGAGATATCTATTCCAGTCACGCCGATTTTAGCAGACATCAAGTACGGTTTATCCTCTCTTGTCCCATGCTTTAAAATAAACATCAGCCACCTCCATTATCCAAACGCTTCAGCATTTCCTGTTTCCGTTTTTCCAACTCTTCCTTGGTCTCATCACTAGTCTTATTGACATAGTCTGGTTGTGACCATTCAGGAACATTTGATTTCTGATTGCCTGGATATTTGCTGATTTTACTTTCCTTGTAAGCTCGCTCACGTTCATCGACTGCTGCAATAGTCAAAACTCCATCGTTTTTCCAATTTGTCAAAATCGCTCTGATATAACTAAAGTTCCTTTTACCATTATCAGCAGCAAGTCCAATTGCTTTCAGAACAACTTTCGCTTCCATACCATCCAAAGTGATGAACTCTTTTAAGATTTCAAATTGAGTTCCATCCAACTGAGCAATACGAGATTGATATTCTTCGACGATGAGTGCGACTGGATTTTCATCTACATCTTTCTCTATCTCTGTATCTATATCTTTCTCTATCTCTATATCTCCGTTGCAAGTTGTTGCAATGGTGTTGCAATGCAACCCCCTCAACTCTCTGTGTTTGCGACTTCTGCGAGTGCTCGCTGTCTCACTACCCACCATTTCAGGAACTTGTTCTAAGAAATAATCTCTGTCATTTATTTTAGTCAGCAAGCCCTTACTCTCTAAGAAAATCAGAGTGATTTTAATATCTTCAACATTCTCGTCAATGACAAGAGCGATTTCTTCAGCTAGATTGTCAGCAAGCCCATCATAGTAGATGTGCCCGCCATCCTCTAAACTAATCAACATCATTTTGAGATAGATGATAGTGTGCGTATCGCCACCTGCAATCTTACGAAGCAATTTCATTTCCTTAGACTTGAAAAAATCCTGAGCCAGTTGAATCCAGTAGTATCGCTTGTTTTTAACTACCATTGATACCCTCCGTTTTAATCCACAAATGTTTCTTTTCGTGTAACGGGATCAATATCCACACGTCGACCTGTTTTAAAGTCGATAAAGCCTTTTTCAACTTGTGGCGCTTGAAATTGAATGTTCTTTTTTGCTCTCATTGCCATTTTGAGCTTGATATTCATCATCAGTGATTCGATCAAGACTACTGATGCTAGTGTGCCTACTGCGATAATTTGTAAATTGTTCATGTTTTTTATCCTCTTTTTATGCTATAATATAGTCAAATAATTTTGCTAAGACCTTGTCCAGAAGCCTTTTAGTAAAGTTATTAGATTTGATTTGAGAGCCATTCTTTGATGGCTCTTTTTGACCATTTTTTACCAGGGAGTTCTTTTGGAAATCCCTTCATGTAACGATAATTATTTGAAAATGTGTCATAGTTGATTCCTAGAAATTCGCATGTAGTGCCTACGTCCATCAATTCAGGATAGTGGTCACTATCTTTTTCTATTTCAACCAACCTTGTGATCGTGTCCTTGATAATGGATTTGATCCAGTCCGTTAATGAAAGTAGAACATTGTCCATCTTCTTCCCCCTCCTACACTTCGTCAAATGAGTTCAATTTCATGATTTTCATCTTAGTATTGGTGCTTGGTTCCCAAGTCATCCAATATTTCAACGCTGCTTCTGCGAATTTCTTTGGCAGTAAGTCATAGCGACTGATATTAAAATGATCCTTGAAATCAATCTCTGCTTGCCTGAAGACAGATTGAGCGAAGATTTTGTCAGCATAAGCTGGACTGTCAATCCCACCCAAGCAAGCTACTACACGAGCCTTACGCTTCTTCAGGAGTGATTGAGCATAGCTCGGATGAATCGGTTGCTCACTCTTGAGATAGTCAATGTCTTCCAGCATGGTCGCCTGTTGCTCACGCAATTTCTTTTGTCCAGTAAATAGAGCGATAAAGGCATCCTCGTCCAAGTCCTCACGGATGAAACCACCCTGCTTGCGAATGGCTGGCAAGACCTCTGATGTCACCCAGCGCTTGAATTCTTTTGCTTGTGGTAGCTTACTTGAAAGGATGAGAGAGTAGAGACCAGATTCGTTGATAACTGTCTGATTTCTCATTTGACCTGCCGTCGCAATTTGCGACGTTAGCTTATCATCTTCATCAACGTGTTTTGCCAATGCATCTCTTGAATTTACATATCCAAGAATCTCTGCTATATCTTTCCCGACAAACCAAGGCTCGTCATCAATTGTCAAAGTACGGACATCCTGTCCGTGAAAATTAAAAATTTCGTTCATATTCCTCTCCTCTAACACTAATTTCTATGATTAGGTGTTTTTTGTTGCATAGCACGTTTTCTGATAGCTTTCCCCAAACAATCAACTAGGTGAATCATGTGTGGAATATTCCATCCCTTGATGGAAGCAATAGCTCCTAAAGCTTCATAATAGGTTTCTGTATGTGCCAAAACATCATCGACCATATTTTCAAAATGTTTCTCAATGATTTCTTTGATGAGATCATTATCTTGTCTCACATTGTTCATAACATTCCTCTTCTTACTTTCCCCAGTGTTAAAATAGTTTCCCAAACATCTAGTCCCTCAAGACTATCGATTATCAACTGACTCAGTTGGTGATTTTTCTTTTGCCAATTCAGTATTATTTTCGCTTGCATGTATGGACCTCTCAGTGATTTCTCCAAGGATTCTCAATTCCTAAAACATCTGTGACTTTTTCTTTCACAGAGTCACTTCCTTTGCCATACTTCAGCAACTCTGAAATAACTGATGGTGCTACAAATACTTGTTTTGCCAATTCAGCTTGAGTCATATCCAGCTCAATCAAACGAGTTTTGATTTTAGCCTTAATTATTTTTAGTTCTTTACTCATATTCTTCCTTTCTATTGTTCTACCCTTTCTGCTATAATAAACTCAGAAAGGAGGTGATCTAATGACACTGTCTGACAAAGAAATCGCTTTAGAACTTACAAAGATTACCGTCGAACACTTTAATATTAGAGTCGCACAAAGTATCCGACAATCTGTATTAACAGAGGAAACCATTGAACAGTTCTACAAGCGATTCTATGAAACTGTTACGAATTTAAAAGATAATCATCCAGAATCGTAACATCTATTTTGAGCACATCTTCTGGATGTGCTTCTTTAATGTAAGCTATTTTTTCAATAGCTTCATTTACAGACGTACTTCTTAGAGAGATACTCAGCTTTGCCATTTCCTCTCTCCTTTCTTTTTAAAAAATTATCTAAAAAGTTAGCGAACCACTTGACAAATTCTAAAACTAGTTTTAGAATATAGACATAGAGAAAAGACCTACTAAAAGTAAGGCTATACCTAGAAAACGGACGCCAATCAGTTTCATTAGGCTTTATTTTTTAGTTGTCTTGTTCGCTAACTCTTTAGCTTACGAATACTATTTTAAAACTAGTTTTAGATTTTGTCAAGGGTTTTTATAACTAATTTTAAAATATTTTTTCGTAATGCTTAGAAAGGTTGAAATATCAATGTTCTTAGCATTCGACAGAATTAAAGAATTGGCTGATAAACAGAAAATTTCTTTAAATATTTTAGAAGAAAAGTTAGGATATAGTACAAATTATCTTTATAGTCTAAAAAAAGGTAACCCAAAATCTGACAGACTACAAGAAATAGCCGATTATTTTGGTGTTAGTACAGACTACTTATTAGGTCGTACTGAAAATCCTAATCTTGCAGATGATACCAAGGAGTATACATGGCAAGGGAAAGTTCTAAATGTTGAAGAAATGGCATCGAATGTCATGATGTTTGGCGGTCGAGAATTAACAGATGAAAAGAAAAAAATCATCCAGTCTATCATTGAAGGTTATCTAAAAGAAGCTGGTGATTAGAGGTATTGCTTAGTGACTGAAAAAGAAATTATAAGTCATTTTCAGATTCGTATTATCGATTTTGATGGAGATTTGATGCCTGACGAACTTGGATTTTACGAAAAAGAAACCAATACAGCTTTCCTGTCGAGTAAACTCAGCAAAAAAGAAAGAGTTAAAGTCCTACTGCATGAACTAGGACACAAGGATCACACACGCTCAGAGTACCAGAACGCTCGCCTACGCTGTGAAAACGAAGCTGATAGGAATATGATCCATCATCTCGTAAAAGATGCGATAGAAAGCTTAGACGACCCCACAGAGTTTGATTATCTCAAATTCATGTCCTACTACAATCTAAAAACCGTGACAAATGAAATCATGGTAAAAGAGGAATATTATAATTTAGCAAATATAATTTAAGGAGATGTTATGAAAAAAGAAAAAGATTCTAAACCTTTTTATAAAAAAGTTTGGTTTTGGATATTGGTAGCTATCTTAGCTATCGGTGGTTCAAATGCTCTTACAAAACAAACGTCAAGCAAAGCAGACGAAGAAAAAGCAAGTGCGCTTAAAACGGCTCAAGAACTTGTCGAAAGTAAAGCGTCATTTTCTGAAAAAACACTTCTTTGGTATTTAACAGAAAGTGCGAGTCACAAATATTCAAAGAAAGCTGCTCAATATGCTGTTGAGAATGTTGGTGATGTTTGGGTTAATGAAGCGCTCGATATTGCAAAAGAAGAAAGAAGTGAAGGTAAGACTGACCAAGAAATACTTAAAAGTTTGACAGATAAAGATGCTCAGTTTACTGAAGAACAGGCCCTGAAAGCTATTGAAAAATTAAATGAATAAAAAAAGCCCCACAATCTCCCTCGCCAAAGTTTGATTGTGAAGCTTATCCTGTATAAAAATCAGCCATTAAAAAGGCCTCTTTTCTATACCCTATTTTACACCATGAAAGGGGTGATGTCAATATTCTCAATGTTTAGACCTTGTCCAGAAGCTGATAAACAAGGAGAATACAATGAAATATAATAAAACAAAATACCCAAATATCTATTACTATGAAACCGCTAAAGGCAAACGTTACTATGTCAGACGTTCTTTTTTCTTCCGAGGTAAAAAAAGAGAAAAAAGTAAAAGTGGTTTCACAACTCTCCCTCAAGCTCGTGCAGCCTTGGTAGAGCTTGAGCAACAAATCCACGATCAGGAATTAGGTATCAATACGAATCTATCACTTGATCAGTATTGGGAGATCTATTCTGAAAAGAGATTGTCAACAGGGCGCTGGAATGACACTTCCTACTACCTCAATGACAACCTCTATAAAAACCATATTAAACCCAAGTTTGGTTCTGTTCTGCTTAAAAACCTGGATAGAAATGAGTATGAACTCTTTATCGCTGAAAAGTTGCAGAACCATACTAGATACACTGTTCAGACCCTCAATTCCAGCTTCATGGCATTGTTGAATGATGCCGTCAAAAATGGAAATCTGCTCTCAAATCGCTTGAAAGGTGTTTTCATCGGCCAGAGTGATATTCCTGCAGCTAACAAGAAAGTGACTCTCAAAGAGTTCAAGACTTGGATAGCAAAGGCAAAGGAAATCATGCCAAAACAATTCTACGCTCTAACCTATCTGACCATCTTTGGATTGAGAAGAGGAGAAGTCTTTGGATTACGCCCAATGGACGTCACTCAGAACGACAGTGGACGGGCCATACTACATCTTAGAGATAGCCGAAGTAACCAGACCTTGAAAGGGAAAGGAGGGCTTAAAACGAAGGATTCAGAGCGCTATGTCTGCCTTGATGATATCGGAACAGACCTTATCTATTATCTGATAGCTGAAGCTTATAAGATTAAGCGAAAGTTAGGGATTATAAAGGAGCAACAAAAAGATTATATCACCCTTAATGAAAAAGGTGGTCTCATCAATCCAAACCAGCTAAATAGAAACTTCAATCTAGTGAATGAAGCAACAGGATTGCATGTAACACCTCACATGATGCGCCACTTCTTCACGACTCAAAGCATTATTGCAGGGGTTCCGCTTGAACAATTAAGCCAGGCGCTGGGGCATACAAAGGTTTATATGACGGATCGTTATAACCAAGTTGAGGACGAACTCGCTGAAGCGACAACAGACCTATTTCTCAGTCATATTCGCTAAAAATCCCCGCCAAAATCTCAAAAAGTCCCCGCCAATTCCCCGACCAAATTCCAAAAACTACCGTGATTTATCGGAAAACGATGTTTAGGAAACTTCCGAAAAGCTTGAAATAAAGCAAAAAAACTCCACCTGATTGGGTGGAGTTAAGGGAGATTATTATGAAAAAGAAAAGTTTA